TACCATAAGAGGTCCAAACTCTCCTTCTAGAGGCACTCATGCACGAATCCACGCTTGATATGTTCTGCTCTCATGATAACGACGATTTGGATATTGACAATGCATTTATGCTTGCAATGGAGGAAGAAGCATCTAAACTTGAGATCACAGTAGACTATTATATGGCAGAGTTTATGTGATAAGGGGAAGGTGTTTGCCCTAAAAGTTACACTGTTTGCGTTCATATTCCTTGGTTCATAGTGAGATAGAGAATAGGGTTAACAGACCTGGGGTGGTGCCCAGGTCTTTTTTTATGTTTTGTAACATGCCCCAGATGCCGCTGAGGGTGTGGTATGATTTGAGGGTCAACACGGGAGATCCCCATGACTTTGGTTTGCGCCTCTGACATCACCACCCGCCAACTGGTGTGGGTGAAGAACAACACCGCCACTGGTGTGCCAGCTGCAGCACCGTCCCATGTATGGGCAGATCTCGGTCGCCGTGGTATGATTTGATAGTTCACCACTGAACCACCCATCATGAAACACAAAGAAATCCTGCAACTTTCCCGCGACATTCTGAGTGCAAAGGTGAAGCGTATTGATCGCAAAGTATTGATCAATATTGCAATTGCAAACGGTCGCAAAGAAACTGCTGCCCGCAAAGCTAGCACCATGCGACTTGCTCTGTGGTCACGCAATCAAAAATCCGCCATCTAAACTGGCACAAGGGGGGCAGCAATGCTCCCCACCATCCTCTAAGATTACTTCGTTCACCACTGAACCACCAATGCCTGAAATGATCTGGATCGATGATGTTCCTATGCCCAACATGGCAGAGGAAGATTATAAAGAATCTGAATACAAAGATTATGAGGATTCTGATTGGTACAATGATCCCAACTCTGTAATGTCCCGTCATCATTATTGAATCATGTTTGAACTTCTTGCTGCTGCTTACATGATCGGTCAGGTTCAAGTTGGACCTAACATGATCCAAACTAATTACATCAACGAAGACAAACAAATCATCACTGTAACTGAAGTAATCCAAGAGGTTCCTAATGCAAATTGATCGTGACACTTTGATCTCTGATTATGCTCAGCAGATCCTAGATGGGATGGACATGAAGACAATGGAGTGCTTCGTTTATGATAGTCTGAAGGTCAATCTTTCATGCTATTCTGATGAGGAATTGATTGAAGAAGTGAAGGAGTATAACCCTGAACTTCTAGAAAATGTTTAAAGTATAAATTATTACAGGATGGTTGGTATCTTGATTGTCATTGATACCATAAAACTCTACTGAGTGCTTCCATCCTACCCACTTTCACAACTGGCACATACCACTTGACATGCTGCCAGAGATCGCTTAATCTAAGAACAACAAGCGGGGGTGAAGCATCCCGCTCAAAACACTTCACTTTCCACTTATCACTTTTTGACTTAATTATGTCTCAGTTCACTTTTACTTCCAGCGCCATCGAAAACATCTCTGATGTGCAAGATGGTAAAGTGACCATCACCTTCAACGGTGGTCGTGATTATACCTACGGTGTGCAAGATGTTGAGCAGTTTGTGACTCAACTGAGCAGCGTGATTGCAGAACAGCAGTCTGTGGGTCGTTTTGTAAACAATGCTATCAAGACTGAGCAACTGCTTGCAGTGACTGCCGCCTGATAGTACAATACGGGGGAGGAGGCAACCCCTCCCCTTCACAATCAACACAAAGAACCATGGAATTTTTCGAAACCGAAGACTTTTCCCCCTTTGATCTAGTTGATGAATGCCAACCTTATGAGGAACTTTCTCCTGAGGCAAGGCAAATGCTAAACCAAGTTGAACAGTACGATGACTATTCAGAAAGTTCAACTGATTTCGATTACGATTGATCTCGACTAGAGTATCAATCAAATCTAGTCGAGATAATACATAAACATCTCGACTAGATACACACACAAACCATTTCTTGAAATTCTTTTCTTTATCATGGAAAACCGTTCGATCATGCTTTCGATGCTTCGCAAAGGTCAAACTGGCGAAGAAATCCTGCAAATTCTTGAAACTATCACTGGCAACGATGATGCTGGTGAACCTACTCTAGATCACATCGAATTCTAATATCATGGACACCGCATTCGTCACGCCTGTATCTAAAAAAGCAAAGAATAGATTTGCTAACTTGATGGATGGAATTGATGAATGTATCATAGAGCAACACAAAGGTGATAAAGTTTTTCTCACCAGTGTAAATGGTAAAAACCATTTCTGGGTAAATCTTAACAAAGATCCAGACTGGATCGTAGAGTTCTAAGATTATACCACACCCCGCAACTAGCGGGGTTTTTTTTATACTTAAGTAATCTATGCTTCCCTCCCCTCCCGCCCTCTAGGTTAGGGGCAGTGCCCCCTAAAAGTCAACCCCTGGCTCATAAGTATTTTTGATGCGACCCATAAGCGAGACTGATCATAAAACCCGTTGCAGGGTGCCCCCGATGCTGTAGGATTTGCACATCGCCAACCAACCCCATGGCACACACCGATTCCATCCTGGCAACCTACTTCCAGAGCAATGCCTACGATCGGCAGGTAGGTCTGCAATGGTATAACAATGCCTTCCAGGTTTGTTATACTTTAGGTGAAAAGTACGGTGTGCATTCTGACATCGTGGCAGGCATCATCGCTGCACTTTCACCTAACAACAAATGGGAATCTAACATCATCGACGCTGAAACAATGCTGAGAGCATGGGCAGCGGAGATTGATTATTCTCAGGTGAAAGTCTCCACCTATTCTAACAACAAAGACAAAGCGGCAACTATTCTCGATTGCCAACTGAATCGCGATCAGATTGTTAAAGTTTTGCGTGGCAACAAAACTATTGCATTCTTCCTTTGCATTGCATCGGATGGTGATAGCGACACCCCCTGCATTGATGGACATGCTTACAACATCTGGAACGGCAGTGTTTCTAACTTGAAAGAAGTTCCTAGCATGACTGATAAAACTTTCGGTAAGATTCAAGATGCTTACCGTGACGCCGCTAAGATTATCACCAGCGTTACAGGTTCCTATCATTCAGCGGCACAAGTGCAAGCTATTACGTGGGTCGCGTACCGTAGGATACACAAAAACCTAGTGTGACGGATTGTTAAGATGCACACGGGGCGGCACTGCTGCCCCTGCTGACCCCTTATAATTTAAAAGTCAACACGGGACACTTCAATGCTCACCGCCACCGCCACCAGCACCGTTAACGTCGGAATCGAGTTTTTCCTCCCTACCGATTCCCGCCACTGGATTCCTAACGGTTTCGCAAATGTTGATCTTGAGATCGATGCCGAAACCGCTGCAGATGCTAACGAATCTGATTGGTATGATGCGATTGAAATTGCAGCAGAATCGTGGTGTGAACAGACCCACGGTAAGGGTTCATTCTCTCAGGTAATTATGGAACCCTGAGCATCATTTAAGGGGGGAGAAAAACTCCCCCAATTCTTCACCACCAACACCTTAACATCATGGCACTCGGAATCACTATCCGCTTCCAATCCCCCTACAACGATTGTGAGGAGCGGACGCAAACTTTCCCCACAATTGATGAGGCAAACCGTATGGTGGAATTCTACAAATCCTGTGGATCTCCTGCTGAGGTTGTTACTTTCAACACCAACAATTCCAACAAATGATTCACTATCCTTCCCGCCTTCGTTATAAACTTTCCGAACGCGCACAACGCGAACTTGATGAAAAGAATTATGTCGTTCCAACTGATCAAGAATGGCACGATTTTCTCTCACAACTTTTCATTATTTCAGATTGTGACGAAACCCGCCAGGCGGTGACCTGGCACCCCTATAATTAAATCACGCGGGACACACCCGCACCGCTTCTAAGATCATGCTCGCATCGATCATCCGCGCTTCCGTCCGCTCCCACCTGATTCAGAACGGTCCCCAAACCTGCTCTGATCTTGTGCGGGCGATGGGTTTGGACCCCCGCCACCATAAGGGCACCATTCACGCCCTTATGGTTGATCTTGAGACTGCAGGCGTTCTAGACGCAACCCGCAACGATGCCACAGGCAAGCGGGACGTGTGGTTCATCCGTACCAATCAAATCCGCAAGCGCGACCGCCTGATCGCTGCAATCTCTGGAGTGTGAACGATTGTTAACGGGGGCGCTCTAGGGTGCCCCCACCCTGTAGAATTTAAAAGTCAACACGGGACACCCCAAATGACCGCTTACGCTTTCACCGACCGCCAGCAGATTGATGAAATCCCCCATTACGATTTCATCGATGATGGCACAGTTAACCTGAAAGTTTCCCCCCGCGAACTTAAGTTAATGTGTGATGCGTTGATTGAATCTGATCGCTACATGTGTCAGGAAGGCAAACTACAATCGGCAGATCTCCGCCGATGGGATGCAATCCTCGATTATATTAAAGATCGGGCATTCAACGACGCCTATTGATCACAACGGGGGAGACAATCTCCCCCCTTTCCAAACTACCTCAATTCTCACCATGTTCCCCACCGTTCTTCTCAACAATCCCCTGATTGAAAAGTATAACGAACTGCGTCAGGAAGTTCTTTCTAACGACACTGTGCAGCAGATTCTTTATACTCTCGCCACCGTGCTAGGTGTTATCGTTGGTGTCACCCTTTGGTGTTACAAACGCATTGCACAATGGTATAACAATGGTGGTAAAGATTCTTTCTACTTTGGTATCAACACCAGGGCAGGAAAGGATGATGAACAGTTCGGCATTGGTGTATTCAAACTCTATGTGGGTTTGTATAACAATGTCCTACACATTGGGTTCACTGATCACAATGGGTGCCTGCCCTGATTAACACTTAGCGGGTGCTGAGTTCTTTATACTTAGCACCCCTATTCGTGCGTGGCGAACAGCAGTTATACGGTATAACGTTATCGTGATGGCGGCGGGCGTGATGCCCCCCTTAGCTAAAATGCCTAACTACCCTAACCTACAGAGGTGACAATTCGAGTGAGTGATTCCATGTTCATAAAAAAATTTCCCCAGAAAATTTTTGCTCCCATAAGGTTTCTGTACTATAATCGCTATGGGACTACCATAACTCCCATAGATGAGGTATACTACATTTGGATATGTCTCCGAGAAACTACTAGGATTTTGTTTTTAAACGTTTATGAAAAATTTTTCGAGTTCCTCTATGAACGTCTCTGCTTATGGTTATAAGGGTCGTCCAAGACCTTATTGGAATTTTTGGAGGGTGGTTTTGGCAGGGTGGGTTATCCGATATCCAAAGATCGTTTTTCTACCCCTTGGATTTTTACTAGCGATGATATATAATGTTGTTAGTAGTAGATGATACGTTTATGGATAAAATTTATCACATTTATGATAAAACAAATCAGTGTGTGTCTCCATGCTTATCTGAGGAAGAATTCAGAGTGAAGTGGAATCATCTCACAGGGGAAAAAGAAGAATATGAGTATGAAGAATTAGAGCAAAATCCCGAAATTTCTCAGAATGCTTCCTATTGACAAACGCTAAATAGAACGATAAAATTGACATTGAAGGTTATTTCAACTTATGGCAAAAGGATTTACTGTTAAAGCCACTGCTCCAACGAAACCGAAGGAAGAGTGGGACTATGATGCAATTAAAGAAAGAATGAAAGGTAAGTCGATTGTATTCTGCTTACCTGGTCGTGGATGCTCTTATGCGTTCCTCAAGAGTTTTGTACAACTTTGCTTTGACATGGTACAAAACCAGATGAGCATTCAGATCTCTCAAGATTACTCGTCCATGGTTAACTTTGCACGTTGCAAGTGTTTAGGTGCAAATGTTCTTCGTGGTCCAAATCAAGTACCTTGGGATGGAAAACTTCAGTATGATTATCAACTCTGGATTGATAATGATATTGTGTTTAACTCTGAAAAGTTCTGGCAACTGTGCGATCTTGCAGTTCCAGAAGAGGGTGATGAAAAAGAAATCGCTTGTGGATGGTATGCTACAGAAGATGGTCACACCACTTCCGTTGCACACTGGTTAGATGAAGAAGATTTCCGCAGGAACGGTGGTGTAATGAACCACGAGACCGTAGATAGCATCTCTAAGCGTCGTAAACCCTTCACAGTGGATTACACTGGATTTGGTTGGGTAATGATCCGTAAAGGTGTCTTTGAGCGTCTAGAGTACCCCTGGTTTGCTCCTAAGATGCAAGTCTTCGAATCTGGTAACGTTCAAGATATGTGCGGAGAAGACGTTTCGTTCTGTCTCGATGCAAAAGAGGCAGGTATGGAAACCTGGTGCGATCCTCGTATCAGAGTTGGTCACGAAAAAACTCGCGTTATCTGATGAAAAAGTTTAGAGTTACTTATAGGGGTGAAGTTTTTCGTGATAATTTAAATTATGACGAAACCGCTGATGCCCTTCATGAACTGGCATTAAAGTATTACAATAACGAAAAGATTAACCCAGACGATATACAAATGGAGGAAATTGACTGATGGCTGCTAAAGCAAAATCTACTGGTTCTTATAAAGCAAAGACTTATAGCCCTGGACCACCGAAAAAGTCTCGACAAGGACAAGGTAATGGGACCAAATATGCCGCTTCGTCTCGCAATGGTGCTCGTAAGCCTTACAGGGGACAAGGAAAGTAATATATGAGTGATAAGGAAGCATATATCAAAGAATGGATAAAGAAAGTTTCAAAACAAAGACCCGAATTGGGTAACTTTTCAATCTGTCCTTTTGCTTCCAAATCAAAAACTTACATAAAAGAATGTTCATGTAGCGATATTGTACCTGTTCCTGGGTATGATGTCGCTATTTTTATATTAGAAGAAGATATAACATTAGAAAGAATACTAGAATGGGTTTCTTTTTATAACAATCAACATCAAGACTATAAGTTTTTTGAGGATACTGCAGGGAGAAATACTTATATCAATGGTGTTCAGACTAATAATGGTAGATATAATTTAATTTTATCTCAACCAAAAGAGAAGTTGGCAAAATTTAGAAAAAAATTATTAGAAACTGACTACTACAAATACTGGGATGATGAATATTTAAAAGAAATACTAGAAGAAGATTACAATTTACTTATAAAAAATTCTTAAAGGTGTAGGATAAATATCTTCATTGAAAGTAATGTAGGATATGATTTTACCAGATTTTGTGCTTACTACTAGAGCAAATCAATTGTGGGATTATCATGGTTTAGATACGGAAGAATTCTGCCTATCTAAATCATACTTTGAAAATTATCCACATGAAGTATCTTACAAATACAATTCTAGAGGATTTCGTGATGAAGAGTGGTTAGAAGATATAGAAAAATTAAAAAAATGTATTTGGTGTTTTGGTGATAGTTTTACTACTGGTATGGGATGTCCATATGATTCTATATGGGTAAAATCTTTAGAGCAACAATACACAAAAGCAATATCAGTTACATTGAATAAAGATGTTAATGTCAGAACAATTAATATAAGTATGGATGGTGCAAGTAATGAATGGATATCAAGAAAAGTCTTACGTGTCATTGAAGAAATAGATCCAAAACTCATGATTATACATTGGAGTTATTTTGATAGAAGAGAAGATCCAGATACATCATTAATAGATGAAGATCGAAGGATTTCTTTATTAAGTGATGGAGATTATCAAGATAATAAACATCACCAAGATCTACACGTTAATTTAAAGAATACCTTAAAATGTATCAAAAAAGTTGAAAATTCAAATCATTCAGGTACGATAATTCATTCCGTGATTTGTGATGAAATTAATTTTTATCCATATGCAACATCTAGATCAATACATAATAGTATTAAATCCATATGTAAAAATTATACTATATTTCAAGAAAAAGTTGATCTGGCAAGAGATGGTAATCACTATGGAATTAATACAAATTTTCTTCTTGCTAGTAAAATTTTAGAGAAAATTATTCATGTAAAATGGGTTAACAAATAATATGCTATCTGTTCATCAACATTGGGATCCATTAAAAGTATGCCTAGTAGGAAAAAGTTATCCACCAGAATTCTATAGTTTCATAGAAAATCCAAAAGTTCGCTCCGTAATGGAGAGAATTGCTATAGAGACTGAAGAAGATTATCAGAAATTAATTACTTTATTAGAAAAATTTAAAGTAAAGGTAATAAGAACTGATGTATCTGATGACTTTGAAATATATCTCGATAAGAAAACCAAGAAATATTATCCCCCACCAATGTGTCCTAGAGACTATACTGGCATGTTTGGTAATAGATTTTTTGCACCAGACAAAAAGTTTGGACAATTAATGAAATTATATGAACAAGTATTGGAAAATAAAGAATTTGATAGTGAAGATTTTTTGGAACTATTACACACCTTTAAACTTCAAGGTAAAATTAAAAGATTCAAAACAAAAGAAGAGATAGAAATATTTTTATTAGATTATTATAGCACACTAAAAGTTAATTCATTGTCTCATTTCTCAGCAAATAGTAATTTTGATTCTTTTAAAACTGCAAAAGAATATGTTACAAGTTGTGGAAACGAAGTAATATCTAGTGATGGTGAAAATACTGCGGTTATAACAAGAATAGGTAAAGATTTAATTTTTGGTAGTGTTCATTCACAAAGTAATTTATCTATCATTTATAATTACACAATAAAAAAACATTTTACTGATTATAGATGTCACATTATTAAAGAGATTTCTGGTCACACCGATTCATCTTTTTGTCCAGTAAAACCAGGTTTAATTATAAGTTTAAATAAACCTTATAGTCATAATAAGACTTTTCCTGGTTGGGAGGTAGTATCATTACCAGATCAAAGTTGGAACAGAGTTAAACCATTTTTAGATTTAAAAGAAAAAAACAAAGGTAAATGGTGGGTTCCTGGTGAAGAGTATAATGATGATTTCACAGATTTTGTGGAATCTTGGTTGAATAAATGGGTTTATTATGTTGAAGAAACAGTTTTTGATGTAAATATATTAGTCATTGATGAGCATAATGTAGTTTGTAATAACTATAATAAGGATGTTTTTGATGCCTTTGAAAGACACAATATAACTCCACATATTGTTAATTTTAGACATAGATATTTTTGGGATGGTGGATTACATTGCATCACAAGTGACTTAGATAGAGAAGGAGAACAAAAAGACTTTTTCCCAGATAGAAAAAACCAGATTTATATTTACGAGAAGAAAACAGATAAACCAGTTATCAAATAAATATTTTTAATGATGATAATTTAAATATGGTTTCGGTTGACCCAAGTATGATTTTACCTAATTTTGTTCTCACAACAAGACAAAATCAAGTATGGAGTACTAGTGGACTAGATTCCTTAGAAGAATGTGTATCTAAATCATTTTTTAATCATTATCCTTATGAAGTATCTTATAAATTTAATAGTAGAGGATTTCGTGATGAAGAATGGCCAGAAACAGTTGAAGAACTAAGAAATTGTATTTGGTGTTTTGGTGATAGTTTTACTGTTGGTATGGGATGCCCATATGATTCTATATGGACAAAAAAATTAGAAAAAATTACTGGGATAAGAACAATTAATATAAGTATGGATGGTGCAAGTAATGAATGGATATCAAGAAAAGTTATAAGTATTATTAAACAAATATCCCCAAAATTTGTAGTAATTCATTGGAGTTATTTTGATAGAAGAGAAGATCCAGATACATCATTAATAGATGAAGACAGAAGGATTTCTTTGTTAAGTAATAAAGATTATCAATCTAATAAAAATATCAAAGTGTTATCTGAAAATTTAAAAAATACTTTGAGATGTATAAAAAAAGTAGAATCTTTAAATCATCATAAAGTTATTCATTCAATAATTAATGATGAAATTAATTCTTATCCATTTCCAACAAGAAAAACAATCCACAATTCAGTAGAAAGTATCGCTAAACATTATATACCTTTTATTGATAAAGTTGATTATGCTAGAGATGGCCATCATTATGGGATACAAACATCAGAACTTTTTGTGGATAAAGTTGTGAAGTTTATATATTAGTTCATAAAATTTTAATTTAAGGGATAGAAACCCCTTAAAAAGTTCTGTGTTAACTTATCAAATAGTAAACAATGAACAAGCAACCAGACAGAGATCCAAACTACATGCATTCTATGTGGGGTACTGATAAATTAGTGACTGATTATGGATCATTAGATAATTTAAATCAACAACCAAAAATGCTGAGAGAAATTAATAATGATGACATTACACCAAAGAAGCATAACTTTGAATTACAAAATGAAATTCATGAAAAAATAAGGAATGATGAAGACTATGATGATTGGGGTTATGGTACAGAACCAATCCCATCAAAGAAATGGATTTAATGTAATAAATAATGTATAAATTATTTTAATTACATTAAAAAATTATGCCTTTAGAACGTGTTAGTATAGGTTTTAAAGACATTAGTAATTCTTTATTACTCAATCCTTTATCTAAAGATATTGCAATAATTACTAATGAAACTGCCATAGCACGTTCCATAAGAAATTTAGTTTTGACTAATAGAGGGGAAAGATTTTTTCAAAGAAATCTTGGATCTAAAGTTTCAAGACTTTTATTTGAAAATATGGATGAATCTACAGCAGATCTTATAAGATCTGAAATACGTGATACTATCGAAAATTACGAACCAAGAGTAATTTTAACAGATGTGATTGTTAATCCAGATTATTCAAATAATGCTTTTAATATATCGATATTCTATAATATAGTTGGCATTGATGCTTTACCTCAACAACTATCATTTGTATTACTACCAACTAGATAAATGGCATTAGTAAATTTCTCAAACTTAGATTTTGAGCAGATAAAGACTTCAATAAAAGATTATTTAAGATCAAATTCAACCTTCACGGATTATGATTTTGAAGGTTCCAATTTATCTATTTTAATAGACATACTAGCATATAATACTTATATCTCTTCATATAATGCTAATATGTTGAGTAATGAAGTATTTTTAGATTCTGCTACTCTAAGGGAAAATGTAGTTTCATTAGCGAAGCATGTTGGATATTTACCAAGATCTACCACATGCTCTAAAGCAAAAATATCTTTTTTCGTAGATGTTATTGGAATTGCAGATAATGCAATTACAGTTACATTAAAGAAAGGCCCAGTTTGTACAACAACACGTTCTTTCGGGGCACAAAGCTACGTATTTTCTATTGCTGATGATATTACTGTTCCAGTTATAAATGGAATAGCATCCTTTGATGATATAGAAGTTCTTGAAGGAACATTATTATCAAGTAATTTTATAGTAGATTCGTTAAACAAAAACCAAAATTTTGTCCTAGATAATATCAATATAGACACTTCAACATTAAGAGTTGTAGTAAGAGATTCCATTCAAAGTTCTATTTCCAGAATATTTAATTTTGTTAATAATATAAGTGAAGTAAAGTCCACTGATAAAATTTTCTTCTTAAGTGAAATAGCAGATCAGAGGTATGAATTAATATTCGGTGATGGTACTTTTGGA